CGTCACCTATGACGTTGCCGTCCGCCACGCCGAGAGCTTCGCCGCTGTTCTCGACATCACCACCTGATAAAGGAGGCGGGGCCGGGCAACCGGCCCCCTTTTTCTTATGCGCGTTTTGATTGTTCGCACTTGCTGCGCTCAGCAGCAACACCTTGAAGAGGGCAAGGTTTTTGACCTTGACACCAAGGTGGCTCACGAATTGATCCGCATGGGTCGCGCTGTTGAGGCTCCGGCTGAGCAGCCCAAGCCCAAAGCGGCACCCCGCAAGGCAAAAGCCAATGGCGCTGACTGATCTGCCTGACAGCTATTTGGCTGATTTTGGCGTTGATTGCGTCGCCGGTAGCGTAACTGGGAAAGGCATTTTGGATATGCCTGGCCAAGTCATTGCTGGCGACATGGTTTTAAGCACTGACTACACCTTGACTGCCAAGGCCGCTGATTTTGGCAGCCTGTTGCGCGGTGACAGCATTACTGTCAATGGCAGCGCTTATACAGTGAGAGAAGCGCGTTTGATTGATGACGGGCTGTTTGTTGAGATTGCGTTGCAACTGTCATGAGCATTCAAGGCCTGCCTGCAAACCTTGATCACAACATCTATCACTTTGCGCAATTGACTGCCTTAGGCTCAACTGAGGCTATTGCCGTCCATGGCGCACACTTGACCTTTGTCCACAAGGTCACCGGCAACGTCACGATCGAAGACCAGGGTTCACTAGATGGAACCAACTGGTTTAACCTTGACGTCGAAAAAGCCCATACGCAATCTGGCATCGACGGGCATTTTTATGCTGGGCGCGCTGTTCGTTACGTTCGATCTACGGTGACCAGCATTAGCTCTGAGGTTACTGTTGACATCAGCGTTATGTGCTTCTGATGACGACGCGCAGAGAGAGCATACTGACCCAGATTGCAACCGTATTGACGGGAACCACTGGGGTTAGTACGCGAATTTATCGCAGCAGGGTTGAACCGCTAACGCGGGGCGAATCTCCGGCACTGGTGATTGAGCCGATCAGCGACACGGCCGAACAAAACACCAGCCTTCCCAAGCTGGATTGGAGCCTTACCGTAAGGATTGCCGTCATTGTTCGCGGCACAATCCCAGATCAAACGGCTGATGCAACCGTTCAGAGTTTGCACAGCAAGCTGATGGCCGATCTGACATTGGATGGGAATGCATATGACATCCAGCCAGTTGGGGTTAGCTTTGATTTAGTCGAAGCCGATCAACCTGCCGGGGTCATTAGTTGCGATTACCTTGTGCGTTATCGCACGGCTCTTGCAGATCTCACCACTGGGTAGTAGCTACGATGATTGATGAAAACCATGGTTTGGGAGGCAGTTACCTCCTAGATCCAAAAACCGGCAAGCGAAAGCTCGTCGAGCGGACACAGCCGGCCCCTCAACCCCAACTAGAGGTAGCCACCGATGGCCTCAGTCTTGACCCGCCGGCGCCTGATTCTGGCAAAGCTGGAAACAACCTACGGAACTGACAGCTCGCCAACTGGCGCAAGCAACGCGATCCTCGTTAGGAATTTGGACATCCAGCCCCTGGTGGCTGATACCGTCAACCGCGATCTGGTCCGCCCTTACATGGGTCAAGCTGATCAGCTGCTGGCTCAAACCCGCGTTGAGGTTTCGTTTGAGGTTGAGCTGGCTGGCTCTGGCACTGCCGGCACTGCGCCCGCTTATGGCCCGCTGCTCCGCAGCTGCGGCCTTAGCGAGACCGTGGTGGCCAGCACCAGCGTCACCTATGCGCCGATCTCTACCAGCTTTGAAAGCAGCACGATCCATTACCACCAAGACGGCATCCGCCACACCCTGACGGGTTGTCGCGGCAGCTTTGAGCTGTCGGGTGAGGTTGGCGGTATCCCGGTGATCGCGTTCACGATGACCGGCATCTATTCGGCTCCTACCGATGAGACCCTGCCGACCCCGACCTACGCCAACCAGGCCACCCCGCTGATTTTTAAGCAGGGCAACACCAGCAGCTTTTCAGCCTTCGGGTTCAGCGGCGTAATGCAGTCCTACAGCTTCAACGTCGCCAACGACGTGATCTATCGCGAGCTGGTCGGTGGATCTAAAGAGATCCTGATTACCAACCGCGCCCCTAGCGGCAACGTTGTGATCGAAGCGCCGACCATTGCTGGAAAGGACTTCTTTACCGTTGCCACTGGCACCAGCACCGGCTCCATCACTTGGCAGCACGGCAGCACTGGCGGCAACATCGTCACAATGACCACCGCACAATCGGATCTGGGCAATCTGACCTATAGCGACAGCGACGGGATCCAGATGCTCAACATGCCGTTTATTGCGGTTCCGACCAGCGCGGGGAATAATGAGCTGAGTTTGGCCTACACCTAAACCTTGGCTTTTGTTCTAAAGCAGTCCGACACCTACACCTGGCCGGTCACTTTCGACGTTCCTGTCGATGGTGGCCGGCATCAACGTCAGAGCTTTGATGGCGAGTTTCGCCGTGTCAGCCAATCCCGCATCCGCGAGATGGGGCAACTGATCGAGTCTGGCGATATGACGGATTCAGAAATTGCCAGCGAGGTGCTGGTTGGCTGGGCCGGCATCAACGACGACGACGGCAAAGAGGTGCCATTCAGCCAAGGCGCGCTTGAGCGTTTGCTTGACGTGCCGATGCTGGCCACCGCTATCGCCACGGCGTATTTCAGCAGCCTGAGCGGAGTCAAGCGAAAAAACTGATCGAGGCCGCTGAGCATTGGGCGAGCGGTGGAGTCAAAGACGAAACCGACGCCGATGCCGCGGCCTTAGGCGTTGCCTTGCCAGAGCAAGAGCCTGAGAAGCCGTTTGAGGTGCTAGAGGAAAACTGGGAATCGGTGCAAATGTTTTTGCGCTGCCAGACCCAATGGCGCACAACGATGAACGGCATCCTGGGCCTGGACTATGGCGCGCTTGCGTGGCTATTTAGACTGTATGAAGTAACCGACCAGCGCGCCGTGCTGGAAGATCTGCAAATCATGGAAAGCGCGGCAATGCTGGTCATGAATGAGCGGGGCGCCTGAAATGGCAATGAATATCGACTCGCTGATTCGGATCAAGGCCGACGTTCAAGGCGAAAACAATATTCGGCGCCTTGGCAACTCCATGCAGGGAGTCCAAGGCAAGGTCAAGAATTTAAAAATGTCAGTGCAGGGCCTTACTGGGGCAATGCGCGTATTTGGCACAGTGTTGGCCGCTGGCGCATTTACTCAGTTTTTGCGTGGCGCAATCAACCTGTCTGACGAGATGGGCAAAGCCAGCGTGCGCACTGGCGTTGCAGCTGACAAACTGCTTGCGTTGAAAAACGCCGGCATGTTGGCTGATGTAACGCAAAAAGATTTGATTAATAGCCTGACCAAGCTAAATGTGAATTTAGTTGCGGCAGCCGAAGGTAATGAGGAGCTTGCCAAACGGTTTCAGCAGTTAGGCGTGAGCATTAAGGGCGCCGATGGTGAGTTGCGTGATACGGATGAAGTGCTGAAAGATATTGCTGATCGTTTTGCTGACATGCCAGATGGAGCACAGAAGGCAGCGGCTGCAGTCACGATCTTTGGCCGTTCTGGCGCGCAACTGATCACGTTGCTAAACGGTGGTTCAGCATCGCTTGATGAATTTAATTACAAGCTCAGCGATGATTTTGCGCCGCGTGCTGAGCTGTTTAACGACACGATCACTAAAACGGGTTTCCAATTTGAAGGCTTCCGTTTGCAGCTGATGGATGCATTGCTGCCAGCTTTGCAAGTCATTGCTGAATCATTTGGCGATTTGTTTGCAAGTGAGAATGATTGGAAAGACCTTTTTAAGGTTATTGAAAACGGAATCCGGGGCGTAGCGATTGTCATCATGTCCCTGGTCAAGCTGGTTGATGAAATGGTCCGCGCGGTTGTTGCTGGCGTGCGCATCACCAAACGCTTTTTAAAAGGCGACATAAAAGGGATGGAGCAAGCCAGATCAGAATATTTTCAAGGCGTCGGACAGCGTTTTGGTGAAAACGTTAAAACATTTGAGCGTTTGGCATATGGGAGCGCTGAAGCTCCAACTCAGCGCAAGCGCACGTCAAT